AAATATTAAGGTTTATATAATAAAAATAATTTTTGTGTCATATAATCTATATTTTTTTCTCCTCTAATAGTATAAAGAATATAGCGTAAATGGGTGGTGGTCTTCTTCAATTAGTAGCTTATGGTGCACAGGATGTTTATTTAACTGGTAATCCGCAAATTACCTTTTTCAAAGTAGTTTATCGTCGTCATACTAACTTTGCTATTGAAGCTATCCAGCAAACTTTCAACGGTAATGCCGGTTACGGTAATACTGTAACCTGCCAAATATCACGCAACGGTGATTTAATAAATCGTATGTATTTACAACTTGATGTTCCTAAAAAGAAAAGTCTCACTCCCGCAACTACCAGCACATACCAAAATTATCTCGGGTTACGCTTAATAAAATCCGTTGTTATTGAAATTGGTGGCCAACAAATAGATAAGCATTATTCTGATTGGCTTTACATATGGAACGAATTATCTCTTCCTATGGGCAAACGCTATGCCTATGATACTATGGTTGGCGCCGACAAAGATATATTAAACGGCGTTCCTGGTACCACCGACACAACTCTATATATCCCCTTCGAGTTCTGGTTTTGCCGCAATGTAGGTCTCGCGCTTCCTTTAATCGCTCTTCAATATCACGAAGTAAAAGTAAAAATAGATTTTGAAACTAAGGCCGGCTGCATAGCTAAGGGTGTGGGTACCTCTACCGCAGCCGGTGCATTAACCGATTTTGAAGATATTAAAAATATATCTTTATGGGCTGATTACATCTTCTTAGATACCGATGAACGCCGAAGATTCGCTCAATTATCCCATGAATATTTAATAGAGCAGCTACAATTCACAGGTACCGAACCCCTCGTTGGCGGTACCAACCGAATCAAGCTCAATTTCAATCACCCTTGCAAAGAACTCGTGTGGGTCGCAAAAACAACCCCTACCACCAATATAACCAGATGGTATGATTACACAAATAAGGATGGCGCCGACGGTATGACATCATACAGTGTAGCTGATGGCGGTGATGCAATTGCAGGAGGACAGCTTACATCAAATTTCCTTGTTATATCCGATATCAAGCCTTCGCAAAATGTCAATCCTTTCGCGAATGCCATCCTTCAATTAAACGGCAATGATCGTTTTGCGGTTAGAGAAGGCGACTATTTCAATTATGTTCAGCCTTTCCAACATCACACCAATGTTCCAGTACACAATTCTATCAATGTGTATTCATTCGCCCTAAAACCCGAAGATCACCAACCGAGCGGCACCCTCAATATGTCTCGTATTGACACTGCAACTTTGATGGTTAATGCTAATCCTGCTGTTTCAGGTGTGGCGTATCAAGGCATCAATATATACGCGGTCAATTACAACGTCCTTCGTATATTATCTGGTATGGGCGGCCTTGCTTATTCCAATTAAAAATATAATAAATATAAAAAGTGTCGTGTTATATAATTTCCTTTTTTTTTTCTCCTCTAATAGTATAAAGAATATAGCGTAAATGGGTGGTGGTCTTCTTCAATTAGTAGCTTATGGTGCACAGGATGTTTATTTAACCGGTAATCCGCAAATTACCTTTTTCAAAGTAGTTTATCGTCGTCATACTAACTTTGCTATTGAAGCTATCCAACAAACTTTTAACGGAACTCCCAATTTTGGTAATCGCGTAACCTGCCAAATATCTCGTAACGGCGATTTAATACATCGCATGTATTTATCTGTTGTTAATTATTATTCGGGCGAAGTAGTATGCCCTTATTTCGGCCTCCGTTTAATAAACTATGTAGAAATTGAAATCGGTGGTCAAAAGATAGACAAGCATTATTCTCACTGGATGTATGTATGGAATGAACTCTCGCTTCCCACATCAAAGAAAGAAGCCTATAAAAAGATGGTAGGTGCTAATGATAAGCTTGCAAAATTAGGAACTGATGCTGATACCGGTGCAAACCTCTATATTCCCTTAGAGTTCTGGTTCTGCCGCAATGTTGGCTTAGCCCTTCCTTTAATCGCACTACAATATCACGAAGTTAAAATAAACATCTTATTTGAAACTAAAGAGAATTGCAAAGGTTCTGCAACTGATATTCTCTCCCTTCCCTCGGTTTCATTATGGGTTGATTACATATTCTTAGATACAGATGAACGCAGAAGATTCGCACAATTATCCCATGAATATTTAATAGAGCAGCTACAATTCACCGGTACCGAAAGTGTATCATCTGCTTCCTCTATTAAACCGAAATTATCTTTCAATCACCCTTGCAAAGAGTTAGTATGGTTCTGTTCTTCCGATCACACAGCAACCGCTACTGAAAAGGAGGTAATGAATAAAAACTGGATCAATTATTCAACCACTGCTAATACTAAATATGATAATTCAGCTACTTCGGAATTATATGTTCCTACCAGCGCAATTACTTCAACCAATCCCATAAAATCCGCCAAACTCGTATTAAACGGCAATGATCGCTTTTCTGTAAGAGCGGGTTCTTATTTCAATTTAATACAACCTTATCAGCATCACGAAAATATTCCTTCAAACCCCGGCATCAATGTTTATTCGTTCGCCCTAAAACCCGAGGAGCACCAACCAAGTGGCACTCTCAATATGTCTCGTATTGATACCGCCGTTCTCAATTTAGATATTAACCAACTTGGTAGCTACGCTAATGCTAACATTTCAAAGAATCTTCATGTCTATGCCGTGAATTATAATGTTCTCCGTATATTATCTGGTATGGGCGGCCTTGCTTATTCCAATTAAATTATATTATATATTTATTTATATATGTTGTTAAATTGCTATAATGTTTCTTTTTTTTTTCTCCTCTAATAGTATAAAGAATATAGCGTAAATGGGTGGTGGTCTTCTTCAATTAGTAGCTTATGGTGCACAGGATGTTTATTTAACTGGTAATCCTCAAATTACCTTTTTCAAAGTAGTTTATCGTCGTCATACTAACTTTGCTATTGAAGCTATCCAACAAACCGCTTCGGGAAGTAATTCGCTCGGCTCTCGTGCCACCTATCAAATTACTCGCAACGGTGATTTAATACACAGAGTGTATTTCTACGGAAAATTAAAAAATACTCACAGTACCAACAAAATAGCGTTAGTTCCCAATGTTGGCCAAAAGTTATTAAAAACCGTAGAATTAGAAATTGGCGGACAACGCATAGATAAACATTATTCGGAATGGCTTTACATCTGGAATGAACTTTCGCTACCTTACGGCAAGCGCGAAGGCTACTATAAAATGATTGGCGCCAACAAGGAGAACTGTTGTACTCTATTATCTCCGGGATTATCGTACGAATTATATGTTCCCTTAGAGTTCTGGTTCTGTCGCAATGTAGGCTTAGCTCTCCCTCTAATCGCCCTTCAATATCACGAAGTCAAAATTAACATAGAATACGAATCTGTATCAAATCTTTGCGATGTAAGCTCCAAAAATTATTGCGCCGAAAATGATAAACTAGGAGGCGAAACAAACAATGGCTATTCTAATACTGATCTGACCCTCGTTGAGCCTACTTTATGGGTTGATTACATCTTCTTAGATACCGATGAACGCCGAAGATTCGCTCAATTATCCCATGAATATTTAATAGAACAGCTGCAATTCACAGGCACCGACACTATAACTACTTCCGGCTCAAATCCCGATTCTATGAAGAGCTTACGCATGAACTTCAATCATCCCTGTAAAGAACTTGTGTGGGCTATCAGAAGTTCCGCTTCTAACGATGTATATTGGAATAACTTTTCAACCGCAGATCCTGATACTACTAACGGTGAAGATACTTACAATAACTATGTAATGTCTAAAAACCCTGTGATGCAGGCAAAAATAATGCTTAACGGCAATGATCGCTTTGCCACCAGACAAGGCGAATATTTCTCGTTAGTCCAACCCTATCAACACCACGAGAATACCCCTGATATGTACCACAAGGGCATCAATGTTTATTCATTCGCTCTAAAACCCGAAGAACACCAGCCAAGTGGTACCCTCAATATGTCCCGTATTGATACCGCAGTTCTATCTTTATCCTCAAGAACTGCCGGTACTATCCATGTCTTCGCGGTCAATTACAATGTTCTCAGAATATTGTCCGGTATGGGCGGCCTTGCCTATTCCAATTAAATATGATATCAGTGCCATCACTGCGATACCCATAATACATTCTTTTCATTTTTAATTTAT